CGTAAAGGTCGGTCCGGCCTCGCTGGACCGCAAGACGCTCGACGGCGAGATTGCGCGCCTGCGCGATCTCGACGTTGGCGCGCTGCGTGCCGGCTGGCGCAACGTCTTCCGCCGGCAACCACCCCCTCACCTGCCGCGCCATCTCATGTTCCGCATGCTGGCTTACCGACTTCAAGCCGATCACCTTGGCGATCTCGACAGCGAGAGCCGGCGTCTTCTCGACGATGCGGTGTCGCCTGAGGCCGCGGGCAAGCGCGCTGTGGACGGGAGCCAAATAACCGCTGATGTCAGGCAAGGCACCATACTGGCCCGGGAGTGGAATGGCCGCATGCAACGTGTCGCGGTGCTGGCCGATGGCTTCGCCTGGAACGGCAAGACCTATCGGAGTCTGTCGATGATCGCGTTCGCCATCACCGGCACCCGCTGGAACGGACCCCGGTTCTTTGGGCTGCGCGACAAACCAGCAAAGGAGGCCCGCTCATGAAGACCGGAACGCCCAAGCCGGTTCGCTGCGCGATCTACACCCGGGTCTCCACCGATCAGGGGCTCGAACAGGACTTCAACTCGCTCGATGCCCAATATGAGGCGTCTCAAGCTTACATCCGAAGCCAAGTCCATGCCGGCTGGACGCTGGTCCGGTTCAAATACGACGATGGCGGCTTCTCGGGCGGCAATACCGATCGCCCGGCGCTGCAGCGGCTGCTGGATGATGTCCGAGGCGGGAAAGTCGACATCATCGTCGTCTATAAGGTCGATCGCCTGACCCGCTCCCTGGCCGACTTCGCCAAGCTCGTCGAGTTGTTCGACCAGCATGGCGTGTCCTTCGTCTCGGTCACCCAGCAGTTCAACACCACCACCTCGATGGGCCGGCTCACGCTCAATGTCCTCCTGTCTTTCGCGCAGTTCGAGCGCGAGGTCACCTCCGAGCGCATCCGGGACAAGATCGCTGCCTCCAAGCGCAAGGGGCTTTGGGTCGGCGGCATGGCCCCGCTTGGCTATGACACCAGGGACCGAAAGATTACGGTCAACGAAGCCGAGGCCGAATGCGTGCGGACCATCTTCCGCAGCTATCTCAAGCTCGGCAGCCTCAACCTGCTAATGACGGACCTGCGCAGGCGCGGTATCGTCACCAAGGCTCGAACCCTAAAAACCGGTCAGCCGGTTGGCGCCATCCCGTTCACGCGCGGTCCGCTCGCCCATCTCCTGCGTAACCGGTTCTACATCGGCGAGGTCGTGTTCAAGGGTGAGACTCTGCCGGGCGAACAGCTCGCCATCGTCGATCGGGACCTGTTCCAGGCCGTCCAAGCCAAGCTGAACGAGCAGGTCAATAATCACAAGGTATCTCGGACGAAGTCTGAGGCGCTCTTATTGGGCCGCATCTTCGACGATCGCGGTCACCGGATGACGCCGAGTCATGCTCGCAAGCGAGGCATCAAGTACCGGTACTACATCTCTTCCGCCCTCGTGCAGGGGCAGGCGGCACAAGCCGGTACCGTGAGCCGGGTGCCTGCGAACGAGATCGAGGCGCTGGTCGTCAAATCGGTGCGAGGTCATCTCAACCAATCGACCGACGCAAAGGATGATGCGGCGCTCATCCGCGATCATGTCACGCGGGTCGAGATTCGAGCGGACCGGCTGGTCATCGACCTTGCCCATGCAAAAGGTGCCGGTCCGAAGCGAAAGCGCGGCCGGCAACAGATCGAAGTGCCTTGGCACAAGACGCCATCGACCCGGCGTCGCGAGATTCTCGTTCCCGACGCCATGGCGCCTCAAGCTGCCCGCCCCCTCCGTTCCGAGAGCCGCGCGCTGTTGGTCGCCTCGATTGCGCGCGGACGCCGCTGGCTTGACGAGATTATCGCCGACCCCACAGCAGACGCCGAAACCATTGCCGCGCGCGAGGGCTGCAGCGTGCGCAAGATCAACATGACGATCTCACTTGCCTTCCTCGCGCCCGATCTCATCAAGGCGGCCATCGACGGTCGCCTGCCACATGGCATGGGCGTGGCACGGCTCTGCGAACTGCCCGCCGAATGGTCCCGCCAGCGCGGCGTGCTCGGCCTGACAGCGTCCTAACGCCACATTCGAACCGAGTCTCTGCCTGTGCTGTCTCCGTTTCCCAGGAAACGGGATTTCGAAGCCAGAGACCGCGCGGCCGAAAAGGCGCTGCTCGCACGCACGGGTCTCCGCAGAGACCGAACGCGGACAACCAAGCCCGCCAATAGCGGGCAATTCGGCGACCGTCAGGAAATCTACGGTAGCGCGAGAGTGCGTGGTGGGGCTGGAAGGACTCGAACCACCAAACAGGAGATTATCATCAACTTTCCGGGCAGCGTCCAACCTTCCCGAAGCCGCAGAAAGGCGAGTTTTGTCCCGCCTAAAGAAAATGACCTCACCGCCGACTTTCGACTGGACTTCCAGCCCAAGGAGAGCGTGCATGCAAAAACAGCTGGGACCATTGAGACCTCGGTGTCCACGCCTGTGAGCCCGTGCTTTGCCCGGGCTTTAGGCGGTGGGAGCGCCCGTATGGGCGCGCAACACCGGAGGTCTCCATGACAGTGACCCGAACGCGAGCGCAGTTGCCCGCGCACGATACGGCGACGACGGCGGCCGTAAAGGCAACATCCCGAAACGAGCTATCCAAGCAAGTTGCGTCCCTCAACGACTTGTCAGCACAGCAACTGCGTGACGAGTGGCGTCGGCTCTATCGAGGCCAGCCGCCACGGCTGAGCCGGGACTTGCTGATCCGCACCATCGCCTACCGCATGCAGGAGCTTGCGTACGGGGGCTTGAGCAAGGCGACCCAGCGCAAGCTTGCCGCCTTGACCAGGGAATTGAAAGTCAAAGGGAGCGTAGTCGTCACACCCGATTTGTCGCTGAGGCCGGGCGCACGGTTGGTGCGGGAGTGGCGCGGCAGGACGCATACGGTGGTGGTGACAGAAGAGGGGTTCGAGTATGCCGACAAAACCTTTCCGTCCCTCACCAAGATCGCGCATGCCATCACCGGCGCACACTGGTCCGGCCCCCGTTTCTTCGGCCTGATCCGCAAGCCTGCATCAAATGGCCAATTGGGTTCGGATGCGGCTGGATTGCCCGCTGCGGAGGTGAACAATGGCTAATCGATCCGCCGCCAGCGCCAATCATGCCCCGGCCAAACTTCGTTGCGCGATCTATACGCGCAAGAGCAGCGAAGAGGGGCTGGAACAGGAATTCAACTCGCTCGATGCCCAGCGCGAGGCCTGCGAGGCCTTCATCGCCAGCCAGAAACGCGAGGGATGGACCTGTGTAGGCGAAATGTATGACGACGGAGGTCTCTCGGGCGCGACAATGGAACGGCCGGCCTTCCAACGACTCCTGGCAGATGTGAGCGCGGGTCGGATCGACGTGGTGGTGGTCTACAAGGTCGACCGGCTGACCCGGTCGCTGTCCGACTTCGCCAAGATCGTCGACATTTTCGACCGGCATGCCGTCTCCTTTGTATCGGTTACCCAGCAGTTCAACACCACGTCGTCGATGGGGCGCCTGACGCTCAACATCCTGCTGTCATTTGCCCAATTCGAGCGCGAGGTCACCGGAGAGCGCATCCGGGACAAGATCGCGGCCTCCAAGAAGAAGGGCATGTGGATGGGCGGCCTGCCCTCGCTCGGCTATGACGTCAAAGAGCGCAAGCTTGTCGTCAACACGGCAGAAGCCAAGACGGTCAGACATATCTTCCAGCGTTACGTCGCACTCAAGTCAGTCCGGGAATTGAAGGAGGAGCTTGATGGTGCCGGCATTATCAGCAAGGCCCGGACGGCCTCCGATGGCAGCCGCTATGGTGGCCAGCCGCTGGCGCGCGGTGCGCTCTACTTGATGCTGCAGAACCAGATCTATCGGGGTGAAATTGTCCACAAGGGCAAGAGCTATCCGGGCGAACATGAAGCCATCATCGACGAGCCGCTGTGGAACAATGTGCAGGCTATTCTGTCCGGGAATCGCGTCGACCGAGCCCGCGGGAGGACAGGTCATGCGCCAAGCCTGTTGACCGGGATGTTGTTCGATGCCGAGGGCGGCCGGATGAGCCCGACGCATGCAACCAAG